GTTATCCAGAAGGTGCGGTTCAATGGCTAGAGGGTGTTAGATACCCTGAAGACTTTATCCGCAAGAACGATGAAGCTGAAATCACTAAGAGTCACGAGACACATTGTGACACTGAGTATCGATATACGATCGAGGCTTTGCCAGCCAGACAATCTAAAATCTGGGTGCAAAAGCGAATTAACTTCAGCCACCACTGGGAAGTAATTTTTCAAGGTAGCGCTGAGTTGTTCCAGGAGTATTACAGTGTTACCCGTCAGGCTGAAACTGTGTACGAATTCAGCCTTTCAAAAGAGGCTCTAGAGGAAATTTTTGCTAAGATTTATCCAGCAGCAAAAGGGGATGTGAATGGATGAGTCAAAAGAGGATCGAGCTGCTCGCCTCAATCGTGAGCGAGTAGCGCGACATAAGAAAAAAGCGCAAGAAGAAAAAGGCTTGGTGAAGCTGTCAGTGTGGGTGAAGCGTGAGTGTGTTGAGACTCTGAAAAACTTTGCTAAGACATTGCGCTGAATATCATCAGGCGTCTTCCAACAGCACGACTGCCATATCGAACGCTGCGTTTTTAAGCTCCTTCGCTTTCGTCAGAGAACAATGAAGTTGTTTCGCTGCGTGTTTTGTTCCGTGGGTGTATGCGTACTGGAGTGCGAGAGGATATTTATGGTTCACTCTGCCAATCTTGGACATGATTGAATCGATCAGCAGCAACTCCGTATCGACAAAGCCCTTATTAGGCGACCTAGTTTCTTTCGGCTTTAGATAACTCTTCAGCGGATTACGCCTGCCGCCAACGGATAAAGCATAATTTCCATCTAACGCATTGCTCGTGGCGTAATTAGCACTGCCCTCCCTGGCAAGCTCTCGCGCCCATTTTTCGATTAGCCTGTCAGCCTTCAGCGTAGAAGTTTCTAACATGTGTTTTAAGGTTTATTGGCATGATAGATCGTGCGCGTTTGTTGCGCCGAGCAAGATAGTTTTTTTCTTCGAGTCGCATTACAGTTTCTTTCGCTGCGTTCTGAAAAATATCTAACTGTTCTGCCAGGTCGCGTAGCGAGGGAGAACATTGATGCTCTTTCCAAAAATCGACGATTGCTTCATACACGCGCCGCTGTGTCACCGTCAGGTCTTCGCCTCTTGATAGGGCTAGTATGCGATCGCGTAAACGAGTAGCGCGTTCTGGCGTTTGTTTGCGCCACTTTGAATCCCACATTTCGATCGCCGCCTCTACCCAATTCTGTGCTTCAATTGCCGCTTTAAATTTTTTAAAACCTGCCAGGCGTGGTCGGCCAAGTTGGAAAGCCATATTAATAAGCACATGCTGCGCTTCTCTAGGGAGTTCAAAAAACGTATCAAATATCTCTGCACAGTCACGCGTTGCAATCCCAACGTCCTGCGTAAAAAGTTCCGTACATCGTTCATCAGTTATCTCATCTCCGACGTTTAACGAAAATTCTGGATCAGATTCTTTTAGCATGTGACCGATTCCGACCGTTCGCACATTTTCACTGCAAAAATAAACATCGAGCCGCTTACCTTCATCGGCTGCTATTTCCGCAGACAATCGCGCTATGTCGATTGTCATTTTCCGTTCTTCCTGATTGCCTGGCTACCAAAGAACACGCTGACCAAGCCGCCAATTGTTAAGAAGAAAATGCTGCTCATCTCTGTCAGATTCTTGCCAGCATCGTCTAGGTTAAAAATGCTGCTCAACATCAGCAGGGCAGGAAACAACAAGAGCGATAAAAGCGCGAACCAAATCATCCTCAGTTGAGCATCCTGTTTCTGATCCTCGTTTTTCAACAACTCCAACTTGATCATCCGCTCACTACGCAGGAACTCTTCATCGTCAACGACACCATCCCCATTCGTATCGAGGCCATTAAATTCACTGTCTGGCTGTAACGACTTGCTCATTTGCCGACCCCCCTCACGCGCTCATAACTTCTACCGCCAGCAAGTCCTAACATTCCTAGAAGAATTGGCATCATCACTCCCGCGTCAGCTTGCGGTATAACAATGCCGAATCCTGCTGCGACAGGTGATACGAGAAAGTTAATCATCAACGCCAGGACACAAACGTACCCGCACAGAGGTCGCCAACTTGATTGAAACCAGTTGCCTTTAGCATCGAGCTTCAATACTTCGATTTGCTGGAGTAGTCTTTCCTGCAAATGTTTTTCCGACATCGTGGCGATTTCATGCGCCAGACGATTCTTGGTATCAGCATCTGGGATGAACTTGTCGAGCAATCCAGTGACTGGACCAATTAACTGTTGCAACATGTCAGCATCTCCTCTTCAAACAGACTCATCCAAACAACTGAAAATTTTGCGTGATGTCTGCGCCTCTTTCCCACGCACTTGCGCTTGCGTGAGATTCAATTCGTTCCATCATCACAAGCGCTCTTGTTTCATTTTTTGACGGCGCGTAACTGCCTCGCCAGGCGTTGTCAATGCCACAATTTCTGGCGACGTTTGTGCTGTCTGCACTTGCCAATGGCAAATGACTGAAGATCGTCGGGTCAAGCATTCGCAATCCATGCAGCTTGCAAATTGGTCTGCCCAGTTCATCCGTCACAACATTCATCACTTCAGACATTCGTTGCCACCAACTTTGCGAGCCAACCGCCGCAAATTCGCCTGACGAGCCGAGACAAATCCGAGAATATGCTTTTGTGAAATGACGCAAAACACTTAATGGCTCATGCAAATGAAAAACAGGCGCACCACAGTTCCAAATTTCACTCGAAACCATTTTGTACCACTGACTACGTAGTCGTTGATTATCCGAAGAATCGCCATCGATGACGTCCGGCATCACATAAAAATCGAAACCTGGATGTCGATGCCACTTCTCGACGAAACTTGCAAAACCGTCTATGTCAAAACGCTTGTTCTTTTTCCACGCGCTGAAAGCGCCGTTGTCAATACAAAAACTTTGACAGAGTTCCACGATCAACTCTGTTTTTTTGTTTGTACCAAAAGTGACCATTGCATGGCGTCTTGAAAACGCCAATTGCGCTTGATCACTTCCTGATAGCGGAGTGCCGTGATAGTGAATCATTACCCAGTGACCCTATTCTGTTCGCGGTAATACTCAATCTTTGTTATCAGATATGTGCGCGACCACTTCCACTTGTCAGTTGATTTTCGTTTCAGCGCCTCAACTGCCTCGTCACCAATTTCATCACGCAGCCGACGCTCGAACTCAACGGGCTTGCCAGCAAAAAACTCATTGCATGTTGAGCATTGCGGTCGCACGTTATCCTCTTCGTATTTGGTCGGAGAATATGTGCGCGGTATCCAATGGCCTGCCTGACAGTTTCTGTCGCCCAGTCTGAGTGGCTTGTCACACGTGAAACACTTAGGCGGATGGTTTGTTTTCACATAACGCGCAAACTCAGGCCACAGCGTGTTCTGCAACTGAGGGATAGTTTTATTCTCCAGTTTTCGCGGCCCTTTACGTCCTCGCACTCACTCTCCAATACTTGTCCATCCGGCGCACCATCGCTAAATATTCCTTTTCTGCTTTCTCAACTGAGCCGACGCTTTTGGAATTGCATCTATCACAGTATTTTTTGCGCTTGTCATGCACAACGTTGTCGCACCTTTCGTTGATGCAAGCTCTATCCACGCAGTAGATACCGCGCATAATTGGCATTCTTGTTGCGCTCGTTTTTCGTGAAAATCACATGCCCCTTATTGCGAAGCTCGAAGATTCTCGCTGCCAGCCTGGTGACTCCCAGAGCTTTCCAAGCGTCGTGGCTCGTCACTCCGCGTGGTTGCTTTTTCAACAGTTGCAATACTTGTAGTGCTTGACTCATTGTCGATCTCCTCTTTTGAGTTGTAATCTGCCAACCATTCCTCAGTGGTTTGGTCGGCTGGTTCTTTTTTCAGATCGAGATTGAGATCGTGGGCTGCCCAAGCCTCGACCATGTTTAGAAGATGATTCATTGAAATAAAATTGCGCTTACGATCTAAGGGCGAAAGTTCTGCGTCGGTGGCCTTGTATTTTGAACTTCGCATCGCGATGACGTCTGGCTCCATCCCTGGTACATTTTCCACCAGGAGGCAATTCCCAAGCTTTCTCAAGATCAGTTCTTTCACCGTGTCTTCGCTGATATTCACTTCGTTATCTTGCAAGTGTTCAGCAATCACACGACACCACTTATGCAGACAATCGTTCTGTTCTAACGAACGTTTCATGCCGCAATTTCCATGATGGCTTTGCCTATAATTTCTGGGATTTGCGGCACGACGGCGTTACCGAGTTGTCTAAGTCTGTCCACCCTTCGGGGAACCCCATGAGCCACTCGACCCACGTCGGGTTCAACGTCCCAGATGTCTGGGCCTGGTTGTCCGTGTGCTGAACTGCAACGTCCAGTGTGTCCATACTCACTTTGCCGTTCCTGATTCTGCCCCCCAAGTAACCGCCCTTGTGATCCCTTGATGATGGTGTCGGCCACAACCATCGCTCCATGGTCTGAGGGTCTACCTGCTCCCTCAGATTCGACGGTCTTGATCGACCCTTGCGTTGGCCTTGCTTCAGTTTGTCCAAAGCCTCTGGCGATCTCTGAGGCAGGTAGTCCATCGTGCTCGGTGTCGCCCACAGATAACCGCTGTTCATCCATTGTTGGTTCGCTGTTTTGGTTGGTGTGTGCAACAATCCACACTCGATCTCTTCGGTGTGGGGCGTTGACGGCACAAGCTGGAATAACAAACGTTTGGACGGAGTAGTTTTCACCTTCCAGGTCAGCCAGCACTGTGTCGAGGCCCAGATTAATGATCCCAGCAACATTTTCGCCAATGACCCAATCGGGCCTGATTTCCTGTATAAGCCTGAAATATTCAGGCCAGAGGTAACGGTCATCTGCCTCGCCTTTTCGCTGCCCTGCAATGCTAAATCCTTGGCATGGAAAGCCCCCGCAAATAAGTCCAATGTCTGTGATTCCTTTTTCATCCAACACCTCTTTTGACAGCGTTTTCACATCCTCAAACTGTGGAACTGTAGGCCAGTGTTTCGTAAGCACCTGACGGCACTTCGCATCGTTTTCGCAAAATGCGACTGTCTCCATCCCTGCTTTTTCCAGCCCGAGACTAAAGCCGCCGATTCCAGAAAAAAGATCAAGCACTCTCACACTCGCTTCTTGCCGACGAGTGAAATGATGTTCTTCATTGAAGCTGCTGCGAGTTTTTCATCTCGCGGCTCCGGCAGCGCCAGCGGTTCAACCAAACGATGCTCTGGTCGAGTGATCAGCAGTTGCTTGAACTCTCCCAAAGTTGGCGCAAATGAAGGAAACAAATCGACGACCTGATCCAACGCTCGCTCAATTGCGGGAATTTCAAAACTTTTCAAATGTCTCAACCACAATCGTTTGGCAATGTTAGTTTGCTTTTCGCTTTTCCCCCGCTGCCACGACGGGTATATCGCTGAGAAAATCTGAAAAATCTTGTTCACCGTTTTGTGATACTGCCCATCCAATGTCTGAGATTTCGTCATCACAGCCCCCTTCTTTGTTTCTTGGTAGAAATTTCTTTAACTTCTTGTTAGTCGCCGCTTTGCTCGTCGCCTTTTTGACCCTCTGATCGTCGGGTTGCTCGTCGCTTTGCTCGTCGGCGTCGATCATGTTGATGTCGAAAACCCGCGTATCTGCTAGCGTTGCGATGGTTCCTCGGTTCGTCGGTTTGAACGTCGCCAAGCCCGCCGCTTGAAGGCGTTTTTTG